ATGGAAATAATTGACGCTTTTTATAGTTACCATTATCTACAACAGCTGAAAGTAATCTTTGCTCAACAAATAATGGTTTCCAAAATATTCTAAGTCCTTCTGGAGCCCATTTAACAGGAGCTGGTTTTTTAGAGTTTTTAGTCATGAAATCCATAGCTAATGCGCAGTATTCATCTCTAAGTTTGCGATCATTGATAACAAATAAACCAACATTAATTGGTTGACATGTTTCTAAGGATTCCATTTTAGGAAACTCATAACCATCTCGCTTGCTTAAGAAATCTAAAGGTGGATAGTTTTTATGAAAGCGACCTTCGTCGTGTAAATAAATAATGCTTTCGTCTTTGATTTCAATCTTTTCTCTATAAATTAAATCATTGTCGATAAATGCAACTGGAAATTCTTCAACAGAATTCAAAACTTTCATTTTACTAGCTGCACCAAAATGTGGCCAATAGATGTCGTCTTTTTGTTCTAGAACGTCAGTATTAATATTATCATAAAGTTGATCCATACCTAAAGCTTCAAAAAACTTTAAGTCTTTTTTGGTAGTGTATAAGTGAATTGGACCATTGTGTTTTTTCCATTCAAGAGCAGAAAGTGTTTGAATCATCAAAACATGTTCTGAATAACTTGAGGAAGAAACTGATTTAAAAACGTGTATGCCTGTTAAATTCATGTATCTTTAAGTTTAGATGTTATATCTATCCTTTTTAAAAAGTTTACAATAAAAAAGCCAATCTTTCGATTGGCTTTTAAAATTAATTAAAATTAATTATTATCTTATTGGTTTTCTATTATGCGTAACAATGTTGTTTGCAACGAATAAGTCGATTGTTTCTACGTCAATTAAATAAACATTAACGCTTTTACCGTCTGGCATACGCTCGTTGTCTACACTTGTAATTACAACTTCATTAAGTTGACCGTCTAATAAAATGTCTCCAACTAAAAGTTCAGATGATTGAACAAACATATAAACTGTTTCTCTTTTAACCAAATGTACGTGTTCAGCTGTTGCTTTAAGCAATCCATTATTAACATTATAAACTGCAAATGCTTCTACTTTAGTAGCATTAACTACAATAGTGTCTGCTATTGTAATATTTGGATTTGCAGAAGTCCATGCGAAGTGTAAAGTTTCATCTAAAGGTAATCCTTCAATATTAATACTTTTTAATGAATCTCCGGCGATTAGTTCTTCAATTTTTTTAGTTGTGCCATCAGCCATTGCAATTAAAGTTCCTTCTAATAAACAAGCTGACTGTGGTTGATCTGCAAAAGCTGTTCCATAAAATTCGCTCATAGAGTCCGGTAATGATGTCATACTAGCTGGATAATATCCGTATGGATTTGAACCGGACATTGTTCTAGATCTATTATACAAAGATACGTTAGATTGTGCTACGCCCATTTCTGTTGCTATTTGTCCCATGGAGATTGAACCTCCTGATGATAGTGCCATATTTTAATTTATTTTTTTTATACTTTATATATCTTACAAATTTTGTTCTAGGAAGCTTTTCATAGAAAAAATTCTATTATTAAATTCAGCTTCTGTGATAGACACATATTCTGTTGGATTTGAACTAATTTGAGTGTTCATTTGAATAATATTTGAATTTGCTAACTCGGTATACATCACTGCGCACATATTAGCCGAGCCTTCGTGATTTGGATCTGTAACTACTTTAAACGTGTCTGTTTCTGAGTCAAACGCGTAAAATGCGTTATCGTAATTTCTTTTGTAAAATTGATATGCCATGATTTTAAATTTATGTTAGAATTTGTCTGTGTACGTTATATCGTGTTTTAGCTTGATATTGATCAAAGCTAGTAGAATATACATAATCTCCAGTTTGATCTGGAGATACGTTTGTGATTTGTAATTCTGCTAAATATGCACCTGGTCCATAATATGTATATGACACATTAAATATCGTAGAAATGCTAGAACCTTGTGGTATAATACGATTTCCTGGTAACAAAACAGTTTCCCAATAAATACCATTAAATGCATAAGTTTGTACAGCGGCATATATGATAGTATCAGCTGTGTATCTATAAGGATGTGATGAACTTATACCAATAGTACATTTTGCTGTACCGTTAAAATTATCTATATCAACTTCTCCGACTACTAACAATAAACCATTCCATAAACTGTTTTTAACTGTGTTTATGTCTTCATTAGGGTCTGCTGGAGCTCCTGTTTCTGCCCAAATTTGACCTATCGAAATAGAACCTCCAGATGATGATGGTAATGCCATTGATTATTTATTTTTTAATAGACTTTATACTTCTTATATATTTATATTATTATTTGTTTTCTAATAATGAAAATATAGCTGCTTTAAGTTCGTCTATTTCTTTTTGCTGTTCTTTCATTGCTTCTACTAAAACTGCCACCATATTTTGATATTTAACTGATTTATAACCTGCTTCGTCAGTAGAAACTAATTCTGGAATACTTTCTTCTAATTCTTGTGCAATAAAACCAATATTATCTTTTGTGCCTGTGTCAATTCTATCATAAACAACACCTTTAGAATTTAATATTTTATCTAACGGGTTTTTAATAGATCTTATGTTTTCTTTTACTCTAGCATCTGAAAAAGCAGTAACATCGCCAGAAGAATAAACTTCACCAAATGATACTTTACCTCCAGTTGAAGACCAAACGTCATTATACGCTGAAGAACTAGGAGAAACTGTATCACCGTATAAAGAATAAGAACTTGTTCTTAAAGTTGGTGAAATTGCATGTGATGAATATAAAAAGTAATTTCCGCCACCTCTAACCCATACTACTTCTTCAGAAGAATTATGCATTTGTCTAATACCACCAATAGGCGACATACCTGATACAAATCTATAGTTATATGAATCTATCAATCTTACGGTGTCATTTGTACCCCAACCATTACCATTGGCATACCATATTAATTTAACTGAAAATCCAGCAGGATGCGTTGACCATGAAGGTGCATTTGAATTTAAAGCAACTCTGATCGATAATTTATATAAAGTATTAGTTCCTAAACCTATAGTGATTGGATAATATGTGTTTGGATCTAAACCGGCTGTATTAATAGTATATCCGTATTCTATATCTCCATTTGCACCGGCTGCTCCATTAACTCCCGATGAACCACTCGAACCTGAAGTTCCATTAACACCAGATGAACCGCTTGAGCCTGAAGTTCCATTAACACCAGATGAACCGCTTGAACCTGAAGTTCCTGAAACGCCTGAAGTTCCACTACTACCAGATGAACCTGAAGTTCCTGAAACGCCTGAAGTTCCACTACTACCAGATGAACCTGAAGTTCCTGAAACGCCTGAAGTTCCACTTGAGCCATTAGTTCCATTGATTCCTGAAGTTCCGCTTGAACCGTTAGTTCCTGAAGTTCCATTGATTCCTGAAGTTCCACTTGAACCATTAGTTCCAGAAGTTCCATTGATTCCTGAAGTTCCGCTTGAACCTGAAGTTCCTGAAACACCTGAAGTTCCACTTGAACCATTAGTTCCAGAAGTTCCATTGATTCCTGAAGTTCCGCTCGAACCATTGGTTCCAGAAGTTCCTGAAACACCTGAAGTTCCACTTGAACCATTAGTTCCATTGATTCCAGAAGTTCCATTAATTCCACTTGAGCCGTTAGTTCCATTTATACCAGAAGTTCCATTGATTCCGCTTGAACCAGAAGTTCCTGAAACACCTGAGGTTCCATTAATTCCGCTTGATCCATTAGTTCCATTTGATCCTAATATACCGTCAACTCCACTTGAACCTGAAGTTCCTGCAGTTCCGCTTAAACCAGAAGTTCCTGCTGTTCCACTTGAGCCAGATGTATTTGTTGCATTTACAGAATTAACTGATTCTATAGCTGTTATTTTATTATTAATAGCTAATAAACGACCTTCGAGATCTTTAATTTGATTAATGTTTGCCTTCATGCTTATTTCACAATATTGTTTGTCTATATATTCATTTTTTAAAGTCTTAATTTTAGATTGTAATGATTTAATAAAATATAACAATTTTTAAACAACTTTCAAAAACAGTAGAACCTGATAAACAACTTGTTGTACTTTTTTGATAAATGACTAAACACACTAGTGATTTTCAATTATATAGTATATAAACAATCTTAAAATGAAAAACAATATCAAACACATCGCCTTTTTTATCGGATTATCTTCGATTGCATTTTTAGTTTTGTCTTCTGGCAAAAAATGCGAAGAAGTTAAATCTGTCACAATTAACAAACCTCAAATCGTTGAAACTATTGACATCAAATCAAATTCCATTCAACGCAAAAAAGCCTCTAAATTAAATTCAGAGGCTTCTATTTCTAATCAAAAAGTTTATACAATGTCAATGTTTACTAATGAAGACATTGATTCAATTGCAAATGAAGTAATTCAATTACCCGAAGAAGATTAAATCTTCGGGTTTTTAACGTCTTCGATCCATTCTGGAGTAATTGACAATAAAGTTTCTACAAAAAGATCAATACACGCGTTAACATCACCTTTGTGTGCCATTTCTACAGTCGTGTGCATGTATTTTAAAGGCGTAGCTAAGATAGCTGTTGGTGTATTTTCTAAAAAGAATGACATCGTATCATTTCCATAGGATCCAACCGTATGTTGAATTTTAATATCATTGGCTTTAGCTATTTCTTTAAATTTATTTAAAATCTTTCTGTGATTTTGTGCAGTGTATTCGACGCATGGACCATCTCCACCTTTGGTATCGCAATCTTTAGCCTTGTTCATATTAGGGTGTGAAGTGTTATGACAAACGTCATGTACTAAAGCAATATCTGCTTGTAATTTTTTAGCGATCATTCTAGCTCCATATAAACCAACTTCTTCTTGAACCGAGTTAACTATATATAAATCATAGGGTAGCTTAATGTCAGCCTCTGTAATAACTCTAAGCGCTTCGGCTATGATGTAACCGCCGATCTTATTGTCTAATGATCTTCCAACGTAATAGTCTCCAAGCTCACTAAATTGATCATCAAACGTTGCGATGCATCCGACTTCAACACCAAGTTCTCTAACCTTTTCAGCTGAATCTACACCTAAATCTAACCAAAGTTCATGTTGTTCTGGTCCCATTTCGGTGTATTTGTCTCTGACATGAACAGCTGGAGAACCAAAAAGAGCTCTAACTTTTGTGTTGTCGTGAGTGTGAATTAAAACGGTTTTAGAAGCTGCGATCATATTATCAGATCCGCCGTGTCTTTTAACTCTAACATAACCATCTGATTCGATGTGAGTAATCATCCATGCAATTTCATCGCAATGGGCTTCGATCACTACTTTGTAAGGCTCGCCTAATCTAGATGAAAGATCCGGCTGTGTACCTTTACGAAGAGCATAAGCTGTGCCGTAAGCATCTAATTTGACATCATTGGTAAATTGTTTAATGTAATCTGTCCAGATTTTTTGGCCTTGGGTTTCTTGGCCAACTGGTGCATACGCATTTAAGTATGCATATAAGAATTCTGTGTTTTGCATATTGGTAAAAGTTTAGTAGGCAATGTAAGACTCGAACTTACGACCTCCTCGGTATCAGCGAGGCGCTCTAACCAACTGAGCTAAATGCCTGAATTTGGAAGGTCACCAACAGCACCTTCCTTGGTAGTTTTAGGAATAATTGACATTCCAAGGTTTCGAATTGTTTAACGTCTTGTTCTAAAAGACTCAACGACTGTTGCATCGTCGCCGCACGAGACTACTTCTACCTTAACGCGTACTGGTTTTAAGCTGCTGAGATGGTAGGATTCGAACCTACGACCAATTGATTAACAGTCAACTGCGCTACCACTGCGCTACATCTCAATTTATTAATAAAGAATATCTATAACTTCTGATCTTAGATCGGTTTGTTTAGCAAAAGCTTCTGTTTCCCACGGTCTAACATCATAAGCTGGTAATTCTTTAACTTGATAAACTTTTTTATCAAAAATCAATTGATTATTATTACGATCAATTATTAAATTGCCTGAACTATATTGCTGTAGATGTATTAGTTCATGTGAAATAATTTCTAAAGCATAATTTCTATCAACTTCTTTAATAAAAATAATGTAACCATTTTCAATGCACACTATATGTGCTTTTAATTCTAAATCTTGTGTTGGCTGAACTTCTAAAGGTAATATTAAAACTGAAGTCTTGTCGATTTTTAAAGCATGTAAACCTGCTAAAACTAAAGTATCTAAGTACTTCATGTTTGTTTTATTCTTAACAAAATTAGATTCAGTAAAAGTAACTTTGTTAAACGGTTTGTCTTCATTAGCTTTATTTATTAACCAGATAGTTAAAGCCATGGCCAACATCGATATTAATATTATCAATGTTGCTTTCAGTTTTTTGTTCATTTACATTATTTTTATATAATTTTTCTACCTAATCTCCATCCTTCAGGTATTATATCACCTTTATTGATTTTTTTAGATTCTATTTCATTTGTTATCCAACACTTTCCATATTGAGAGTTATTAGATCCTTTTTGTTTAATAGAGTTAGCTGCTCCTATTTTTACCTTTGTTTCTTCTGAATGAGATTTACCTTCGAAGTTGTTATATTTAAATTTACTTTCAGAATGAAGTTTTTTAAATTTTATTCTTTGAATATCTGCAAATTCTTTATAAAAAATTGAATCGTTTTTGATTTTATTACCAAATGCTTTACCACCAGCTAAAGACCTATTTCTCTGTTGTTCTTCTGAAATAAAACCTAAACCGCCGATTCCACCGACTTTAAGATTCATACAAAGCTCTTCGTTAATTAATTCGATATTAACTAATTCTTTTTCTCTATCAGCTAATTCTGTTCTATTAGGTAAGAATTCTAATATTTCACAAACATGATTGTCTTTACCGTGTTTATTGATTGAATACCAAAGTCTTTTACCTGAACCGATATATCCGTCTTCTAGATTATCGGTTGAGTGCATTCCAATATAAAACTTATTTGTAATAATACACGTTGTTTTATAAATGTAATGATATTTTCTTCTTGATGCTCTTTCCATGGATATTTAGATGTTTTTATAATCTATATATCCACAGAAAGTGGCAAAAAGGTTAGAGTGCGGTCCCACGGAGAATCGAACTCCGAACTCAGCCGTGACAGGGCTGCATTATAGCCGTTTAACTATGAGACCATTTGACTTTACATTTCAAAGTCTAAGTAGGTTTGCGAAAACTTTCCTTCCGTGATTGCTTCATTTTTTTACGGGTCTGTTATATCACATTTAATGCATTGACCATATACATTAGCATTCGTAGCCCGTAGGGGAGTCGAACCCCTCTTTCCAGGATGAAAACCTGACGACCTAACCGATAGTCGAACGGGCCAAAATTTAGTTGCGAGAGAGGGATTCGAACCCCCGACCTCCAGGTTATGAGCCTGGCGAGCTGACCAACTGCTACTATCTCGCTATATGTTTCTTATATATCAACCTAATAAAAGGTTTCAATTTAGTTACCCGAGCAGGATTCGAACCTACACGAACAGAATCAAAATCTGTGATGCTACCTTTACATCATCGGGCAATTGTTATCTTTCTAACTTTTTAATACATTCATTGACTTTGTCTCTGAGTCTACCACCGTAACCATGATCTCCATCAACTTGAACGTGTCTCCACATTGGCTCTCGAGGTGTCATCCATTTAAAAGCTTCACTTAAATTTAAATCATCGATTGCAATCCAATTTGAAACTTTATTATCTTTGACCCATTTTAAAATTTGTGTAGCTCTTTCAAAATCAATCGAAGGTCTACTCATTTTATTCCATGCACCTGTTTGATATGCATTTTGATGGGTTGTAATATCAATGATATTAGCTGTGATTCCGTAGTATTGAAATATGTGCTTTAATTGAATAAAACTAAAATGCATTTTCCAATCTGAACTAATAACTAATTCTGCATCAGTTTCATCACATATTTTTTGTAAAGCTTCACAATCTTCTTTAACCCAAGGATATGGAATTTGAAATTCAAAATGCGATCCTTCTCTGATAGTAACTTTACCATCATCCCATGTTGCCCAAGCCAATGGACCATCTACGTCAATAAAAATTACTTTCTTTTTCATGATTTATATATTTTAATATGGCGGAAGCTACAGGATTCGAACCTGTGGGGCCGTGAAGCCCATTTTATAATATTCCTAATTTTATCAAATTGACTTTTTCCCAGATTATTAATTTTTCAGGAAATTGAGACCATTTACATAAATCTAATTCGGTTTTATATCCTTTAACTTCAATGTATGAATTCCAATCTTCAACATAAAAATCAGGTTTGTATGTTGATTTTTTGCCACATGGTTTAATATAATCAAATCTATTAGTTGGTCTGGACCATTTTACACCAATAGAATCTAGATATATTGCAACCTTTAATTCCCATGTTCCATCTACTTTAATTTTACCAGCAACGTTACTCTCATATTCATATTTTTTACTTCTTCCGCAAATCGCATCCCAACCAGATGCGTATTGAGCTTTCATTCTTTCGCTAACCTGCTTTGAAAAAGCAGATATAGCTTCTTTAGTCCATGGAATTCTATCATAGGCTTTTAAGCTATCAGATAATTTTTGCTTAATTTCTAATGCCCTATCTGCGCCATAAATTTCTTCAAATGATTTTCCTTTCTGCCATCCACCTCTTTTACCAGGATGAGTTTTCCTTCTTATAGAACGAGGACCTCTACCATCGCATGATTTAATATGTTTTTGTATACTTGCTTTAATTTCATATCCACACTTTTCGCATTTATATAATTCTTTTTTATGCTTTATATTTCCACATGTTTTTTCGTGATTTGTTTTAGATGCTCTTGTAGTAAATATTTTATTACATTTTTCACACTGGTACATACTTATTAAAGTTTATTTTAATTATATATCTCTTAAAGATGCACAAAAAACCACTCTATGATAATTCTAAAGTAGAGAGTGAGGGGCTCGAACCCTCGCGGCTTTGACACCCTAAAGATTTAGCAAATCGCACCCTTCACCAACTTGGGTAACTCTCTATTGGGGTGATTAATGGGGCTCGAACCCATACTAGCAGAATCACAATCTGACGTGCTAACCATTAACACTATAACCACCATATAATTGTAGCCTAGGAGAGACTCGAACTCTCACGTCTTTCGACACTGGTTTCTAAGACCAGCACGGTTACCATTACGTCACTAGGCTATAAAGCCAATCCCGTAGATTGGCCGCTCAACTTTAGGTATCGAGTTTGCAAGAATAAATCTCTGACCAGTGCATGCGTCCTTTGGGCGCCGCTGTGCCTTCTACAGGATTCGAACCTGTGACCCTCTCGGTGTAAACGAGATGCTCTGAACCAACTGAGCTAAGAAAGCATGGAGCTTCATGTAGTTCACAACTAATAATCATATTGGATTATTCATTTACGTCTGCAACAGCTTTTAACTGAGAGATTGCAGAATTGTGCATGAAGCATTTAATTTGGAGCAAAGATAGGATTCGAACCTATAACCTAATC